GATAATTGAAGCTGATAAAGGCTTGAAAGGAACTGACAAACTCTCTGAGTTACAGTATGATATTGATAACGAAGTGGTTGAGTTCCTTTCGACAAATTGTATTCCCATCAATTTAATATTTGGTGGTAAACCTGATGGTGGTATTGCGATCGGTGGGATGTCTATGATATCTGCTGATTCGCAATTAGGTAAATCTATTATAGCTATGAATGTTATGCGTAACGCACAAAAGCGTGGTATGCAACTTGTAGTTATCGATACAGAGCGAGCGTTCCGTAAAGGTGTTGCTCGTAAAATGGGTGTAGATACCGATCCATCCAAACTCGCTGTGTTCCAAACATCGGGTATTGAAGAAGTTGAAACTGTTATTATGAAAATAATGGACGGTATCCCAATATCTGAGAGAACGAACACATTGATTGTTATTGATAGTTGGGGAACACTCATCACATCAAAAACAAAAGATAATGCACTTGTTGGTAACGATAAGGCAGACTTCTCGGAAGCTAAGAAGAAGAACAGACTTGCTAATGTATGTCTTAATACAGGTGCGACATTTATGGTCGTTAACCATGTATACGATAATGTTGGTGGGTTCGGAGATCCTCTATTGATTCCAGGTGGTAAGCGTTTAGTATTTAACTGTGATAACATTGGACTATGTACTAGTCGAGCAAAAGAAAAAGATTCGGATAAAAATGTCAAAGGTCATATTGTAACCATCAAGACATTCAAATCTCGTTTCTCTGTTGCAGAGACTAAGCTACAGTATCGTATTCGTAACGAGGGTGGACTTGATCCGTTCTATGGTATGCTTGATGATGCTCTTGAACATGGATGTATTGTAAAACCAAAACCTGGTAAATACGTTCGTGCACATATTGAGGGTGACAAAGAGTTAAAAGAAGATGCGATATACACAGGTGAATTTTGGGGTCCTATTTATAGGGATACAGACTTCTCTGAGTGGTTAGAAAATAAGTATCAGTTTAGAGACGATATTTTACTTGCAGATGAATTAGATGGTATATTTTAACGATAGGGACTGCTGATGAGTGACGACAATCAAGAATTGCTCGAAAACATCATCATGAAGTTCTTATATACAGATGTGAAGTTGCGGGATAAATTAATCCCGTATCTTCGCTTCTCAATCTTCGATGAGGTTGAGAATGTTGAGCTTATTAAGTTCATTAAGAAGTTCATGAGTAAATATAACAAGTTTCCTAATCCAAAAGAAACTCGTTTAAAGATTAAAGATGCTGACACTTACAGGCATTTACAAAAAGTGTTAAAAACGGATACATCAGAATACACCACCGAAATGATATTAGGTGAGGCAGAAGAGTATATTCGTCAGCGTTGTATAATGGATGTATGTTTCAAAGTTGTTGAGCAAATTAACAATGATGATATGGATGGGATTGGTGGTTCTCCTGATGAGATGCGGGAGGCTGTAGCGTTTGCATTTGATAATAATGTTGGACTCGACATCTTCGATGAAGAAGCAGAGGACAGAATATATGAAAAGATGCATGATTCCGATGTTGTGGTTCCAACAGGATTAGATACGATAGATGATCTGATTGAGGGTGGATTCCATGAGAAAACGCTTTCCTTGATTATGGCTGAAACCAATATGGGTAAAAGTTTAATCATGGGTGCTCTAGCAACAAACAATGTATTTCGTGGTAAGAAAGTGTTATACGTAACATGTGAGATGTCAGAATTTAAGATTGGTGAACGTGTTCTTCAAAACTCATTTGATATGAGTGCGAAAGACATAAAACGTTTACCTAGAGATAAATTTGGTATGGCATTTAAAAAGGCTAGAGAGAGTTTAAAAGGTAAGTTTGTTGTTAAAGAATATGCTACAGGTGTTGCATCTACAAACCATATTCGTAATCTTATCAAAGAGTTATCGTTGAAGAAGAAGTTTGTGCCTGACATAATCTATATTGACTATATTGGTATCATGGCTTCTACTGCATCAAACAAAAACGACAACACATATACTACTCAGAAGAAGATTACTGAGGAAGTTCGTGGGTTAGCTGTTGAATTAGCAATACCAATTGTGTCTGCTATACAAACAAATAGAAGTGGTATGGGTCAGTCTGATTTAGATTTGACTAATGTGTCTGATTCTATTGGTACAGCATTTACTGCTGATATCATGATAGGTGTTACTCAACAACCTGAGCTTCGTGCGGCAGGTAAATATAGATGGTCTATCATTAAAAACCGATACGGTGGTAATGGTATGGGTGTCACGGTCAAAGTTGATTACAACAAAATGCGTTTAACTGATGATGGTGTAGTTACACAGGATGAAGACATCGAAGATGATGGTTCTCATAATGAACCAACACCTAAACCAAAAACTAGAAGTCTTAAAAAGACTTCGAAAGCGAAAGAGTCTACAGAGAAACCTAAGAATCGCAAAATAATTCGTAGAGGCGACAGCAAGAAAAAGACTTCAAAAATTGAAGCCTGAAAAATACATAAATACCTCCGTAAAAATTAATTGGAGAATTTATGTATACTGTCAAATGCCAGAATGTGATTATATTTGTGAGGATCGCTCTCAGATAAACTTTCATCATATTGTACCGAGAGAACTCGGTGGTAACAACAAATCTAGTAACTTGATTGAGTTGTGTCCGAATTGCCATGCTAAGGTGTATGTAGCCGAAGCAAAAAGTGGTTATCATTCGATAAGACACAATAACTCAGTCATTCTTATTAGTAAGATGTTATCTACAGGTGGACCTGTTATCAGTTATAGAGATATAGATGATGATGAGGTCAAGTACAGTATGATAAGGAAAAACTGAGAGGTAGGTACTTATGTACGAGATGAACAACTTTATGATTGAAACAGAAATCATTAAAAATGATTGTAATGAGTTTAAGAAAAATGAAGATTCACTTCATTTAGATTTAGATAGTGATAGATTCTATCTTATTCTCGAAAGAGATTATGGATATAACTATAAAACTATTAGTCGATATATTGAGGGTGGTGTTTATTCATTGAACGAACAGCACGAGTTTAATATCGTTTTGCGTAAACTAAAACGTGAACATCATATCGATATTAAGGATTCTATCCTGTATTTGGAAGATTCTATACTGATGGGGCACATTTTGAAGTTCATCGACGATGAGACTGAATGGGCTTTAAAGGATGAATTAGCTAAGATGTATAACATCGATAAAAATAAAAACAATATATTTGAACTTTTGTATTGACTTTTTGAAAAAAATAATATATATTATAGCAGTTGAATTACTAATATTCAAACTTTATAATTTTTTTAAACCTAGTAAGAGGTATTTATGCCAGCTAAGAAGCTAAAGAAAGATTGGAAATCAATCAACAGTAAAATCAAAAACCGTAAGAAGAAATTCAAAGCGGACGAACGTATTTTCGTACCAACGTTCAACGATAAGAATCAAGCAAAAGTAATTATGCGTTTTCTTGATTCAGAACATACTGAGCTTCCGTATGTCGAGCAAGCAGGTCACTTTTTCAAAGATGTTGGTGGATGGTTTATCGATAACTGCCCATCATCAATCGGTGCTGACTGTCCTGTGTGTCAAGACCTATACGACAACAATTATTATGAGACAGACAATGATCTGTATTATGATCGTAAGAAAAACACTTACTTCTACAACAATGTTCTTATCATCGAAGATAAAAACAACCGTGAAAATGAAGGAAAAGTGTTCTTACTTAAATTCGGTGCTAAAATCATGGAAAAAATTGATGGTGCTATCGATGATGACAAACTTATTTGGGACGATGATGATGGTGTGAACTTTATCTATTCTGCGAAGAAAAAAGGTAAAATGAGTAACTATGATGCGTCTTACTTCTCAGATGCAGTTACCGCTCTTGAAGAGTATGGTAATGTTGATGAGATTCTTGAACAGCGTCACGACTTCGACAAGTTCACTGATGAAAGTGAATATAAGAGTGAAGACGAACTCAAGAAAAAGTATTTCAAAGTTATTGGTGAAGATACTGATGCAGTTGCGAAACCTTCAAGAACTCGTAAGAGTCGTAATGATGAAGTTGAAGACGAGGAAATCGTTGAAGACACTGATGAAGATGTAGCAGGTGATGTTGGTGACGAGGATATGTATTCGGAGTCAGATGATGACGATGATTCATTCTTCGATGACCTTGAAGATGATGACGAAGATTAAACAATCTTTTGACTCGTAATATAATGGGAGTGTATATCACTCCCATTTTTTGTTGTATAATAATTTAAAAAGGCACGCTATGGATTTTAAGATAGATGATGGTATACTAGAAAGACATGTTCGGATAATTCTGAACGCATACTATTCTGACGTATTCGAGACTAGCGAGTATTACAACATACGATGCAATGTTTGTGGAGACTCAAAAAAAGATAAATATAAAAAGCGTGGGTTTATACTCAAAGCTAATGATCCTTGGGTGTACTTCTGTCACAATTGTAATGTGTCTACGTCAGTAACAAGTTGGATGAAGGAACACTACTCCACAAATTATAAAAATATGATGATCGATGTGATGCGTAATAAACCTGCGGGTGAGGAACGCACATATAATTTCAAGAAAAAAGACTGTGTTGTTGACCGTGACGAGAAACAGGACACGAAACATTTCAAACCGATAACAAAATTCAAAGCGTGTGTTGACTACTGTGAGAGTAGAAAAATACCATACGATGTGTATAGTAAATGGCGGTATGCTACAGGTGGTGTTTTCTCGGGTAGAATCATTATTACATTTGTGAAGCCTAATGGTAAAGTTTATTACTATCAAGGACGATCGTTTGATAATAAAGCAGGAGTTAAATACCTATCGAGGTTTGGGGACCACAAAGTAACCATATATAATTACTATTGTGTTGATGCAGATAAACCTGTCCCTGTATTGGAAGGACCAATTGACTGTGCGTTCGTTGAGAACTCTATAGCGGTCACAGGACTCAAGCTAAAGGGTGATATACTCGATAAGTTTAAAAAGATATACTTTCTATTGGATAACGACGAAAGTGCTAATAAGAAGGCTCTCAAGTTGCTTAAAGAGAAGAAATATGTGTTTAATTGGCAGAAGTTCTTGAAAGATCATAAATGTAAGGGTGTGAAGGATGTAAATGACTTCATTCTCAAAAACAATGAGGGTATTACTCATTTCACATGGGAACTCATAGAACCATACTTTACAAATAGTATAGGTGATAAGATTTACTTCCCCGTGAAGACAAAAAAATAGGATTGCGTATGATAATATGTGGTATAGACTATAGTATTTCATCTCCCGCAGTAGTTAAAGCTGAGTTAGATGATGATTTGGAGATAACAGGTATCAACTACTTGTCATTTTCATCGACAAAAAAGAATTGTAAACTAGATGAAAATTTGGTCCACAATCAGAAAAAAGATTTTAGAGACGACACTGAGCGGTTCCAATTCCTTCGGGATAACGTGGAACTGTTCATGTATGATACTTTTGCACCATCATATGTTGCTATCGAGGGGTATGCTATGGGTGGTATGGGTAAAGTTTTCAATATTGCGGAAGCTACAGGGTTAACCAAATCAATGATATATGATAAAGGTACACCGTTGAGAATATATACACCATCAGCAATTAAGAAATTTGCTACAGGTAATGGTACAGCAGGTAAGGTCACAATGTTTAAAAAGTTTAATGAGGAAAATAACCCACATATACTTCTTAACCATTTAGATGACTTGAAGAACCCACAAGAAGATATCATTGATGCTTATTGGATCATGAAGACATTACAGACAGAATTGCGGTTGCGAGCAGGACTTATTGATCTTAAATCGCTAACATCAAAACAAATTGAAGTGTTTAATGCTGTATCAAAAGCAAACCCACAAAACTTGCTCGTTAGAGATTTTATAACAAAATATAATATTTAGCTTGACTTTTCATTCTGAATAATATATCTTATAGGGAATTATTAATAAAGGATGAAAAAATGGATAACATGTTTGATAAAGGTTTCAGGCTTGTCAAGGAGATAAAAGCTCTCGAAAAGGATTCAACTGCGTATATCGTAGGTGGTGCTGTTCGAGACTTTGTTCTTGGTAGAGAATGTGATGATATCGATATTGTTACTTCGGTGGACATTGATATCATCGAAAAACACTACCCAACTCATGACATCGGTAGTAATAAGGATTTTGGTATCCTTGTTGTTGAGTTTGAGGGTGAAGTGTTCGAGATAGCTAACTATCGTGAAGATGGTGAATACTCTGATGGTCGTAGACCTGATGATGTGAAGATCGTTGCTGACTTCGAGACTGACTCCAAACGCAGAGATTTTACTATCAATGCAATGGCAATGGATGAAGATAAGAATATTATCGACTACCATAATGGTCAAGAGGATCTTAAAAATGGAATAATCCGTACCGTTGGTGAGGCTAAAGATAGATTCGAAGAAGATTTTCTTAGAATGTTTAGAGCTATTCGTTTTGCTACTGTTCTTAATTTCAAACTCGACAATGATGTTCGTGTTGAGATTGCGTATATGAATGGTAGAATCATGGACGTATCAACCGAAAGACTTTGGAAAGAGTTTTGGAAGATGGCTAATAGTGATAATTTCGCATTTGGTATTCATCTTATGGATGAACTTGGTATTCTTGAGAAACTTCTTCCTGAGATTACCGATTTTAAAAATTACGATCACTATAAACAGCATCACCCAGAGGGTTGCGTTTGGAAGCATGTAATGGGTGTAATAGCTCAACTTGATGATAAACCTGCTGTTGTTAAACTTGGTGGACTATTTCACGACATTGGTAAGCCCGCTGCTTATGAATGGTTCCCTAACAAGGGTGAAAATGGTAAGTATCATTATATCAAGCACGATATCATCGGTCTTGATGTATTCGATAAAGTTGTTGATCGTTTTCATATTCCAAAAGATATTGCTAACGAGATTCGTTACTGTATCAAAGGACACATGAGAATGCATCTATTTCTTAACATGCGTGACTCTAAGTGTATTAAACTTATTGATAGCCCATATTGGAAATCACTTTACGATGTAGCACATGCAGATGATCGTGCAAGACTGTATTGTTACGATTGGTATTTTTGGAAAGATGTTGATGAAAAAGTTGAGAGACTTCAAGTCATACTTGATAACCAAAAAAGTGTTAACTCTATCGTCGATGGTGTCTTTGTAATGGACATTCTTGGTGTTAAAGGTGGTCGAATTGTAGGGGAAACCCTCAAGAAGGCTAGAGCATACATTATTGATAAAAAAGTTGATGTTACTACCGAAGATGGTTATAACAGAATTAAAAAATATGTGTCTACTTTTAAGTAGGCACATATGTTTGTAAAGGAGCCTTATGGCAGGAATCGAAGATTTTGTACAATTTGAAGAAGTAAAAGATAAAAAGGATGAAACAATCCTTATTATCGATGGACACAACATAGCGTACATTACAGTGTTCAGTGCAATCAGTAGTGATTATTCCGACAATGGACCTTTCCGTTTGTGGAGACATAGTTTCTTCACAAAGATATTCCATATCATTCAAAAACTAGAACCTACAAAAGTTGTATTAGCTTTTGATACAAAGGGTAGTTGGAGATATGATATTTACGATGAGTATAAAGCTAATCGTAAAAAGGTTACAGGTAAGAACCCATTGAACAAAGAAGCGTTCATGGTTGCGTTAAACGATATGATCGAAACATTCCAAGAACTTTTCACTAATATCTATACGATACTTGGTGCAGAGTGTGAGGGTGATGACATTATTGGTGTGTTAACAAACTATGTGTTTACAGGTGAAAACGAAAAAGTGATTGTTGTATCGGGTGATACTGATATGAATCAATTAACTGCTAAACCTAATGTTCGTCAGTATAACCCATTAAAGAATGAATTTTACAATGTAATCAACCCCGAGTTGGAACTTGCAATTAAAATTCTTAGTGGTGATTCTTCTGATAATATCAAACCTATCAAGCGTGGGGTTGGTGTTAAAACCGCTGCAAAGATTCTCCAACGGGAAGATGGTTTAGATGGATTCATCGCAGACCAAGAAACCGATCTTGAGAAATCACAAATCTCTGAAAATTTCAAACGAAACACTCAGTTGATTGATTTAAACTTTATACCTAAACGGATTCGTGAGCGTATCCTAGATACGTATAACAACTATGATCTCCAACCATTGAACGGTAAACCTGTCGTTAAGTACTTTATGAAGAATAAATTACATGACCTCAGAACCAAATGGGGAAGAATATCTAAATACCTTAAAACTTTGGAATAGTTTTAAGGAGGCGTTATGCCTAAAGGTAAAAGTAAATATGCCGCTAAAAAAGGCGTATATCAATTAAAAAATCCTAGTAAATATGTAGGACCACTAACAGAAGATGGTGTTCTGTATAGATCGTCGTGGGAAGCACGGGTGTTCTATTACATGGACCACAATCTAAATGTTGTTGAATGGTCGTCCGAAGGGTTGATTATTCCCTACATATTCGCATTGGATGGTAAACCACATAGATATTATCCTGACGTGGTTTGTAAGATTAACACTAAAGACGGGATCAGAACTTTCGTTATCGAAATTAAACCCGCTAAACAATGTGTTGAACCTACAAAACCAAAGAATAGAAGTCTTGATCGTAAGAAGCGTTATGAGCAAGAGATGTATACGTTTGTTAAGAACACTAATAAATGGGAAGCTACCCAAGATTATTGTGAACGAAACGGGTACGAATTCAAAATATTCACAGAAGCAGAAATATTCGGG